CTGTTATAAAGTTTGCTGTGTAGTCTTTTAGATTTCCCATTATTTGATTTTTGATTCTATGAATTTGTCATAGCCTTTTAAAAATTCGTTGTTATAATTCTCTTTTCGTTTCTCCCCCCGGCTGCATGTTTTTTCATGCTCCTGTTGGCTTAGCCCTTCCGCTACATTCAATCTTTCATTCAGGTAAGTACTAATCCAGGTTAAGACTACATTCACATCGATACGGTCGTAAATTGTCCCATACTTCCCTGAAATGACTTCATTAAAGCAAAGTTTGAAATCATCGATCTTTAGCATTGAATATTTTTCAAGTATCAAATCAGCCAACCTTGCAACCTGAACCGCTGACATCGGTTTTCCAATATTGAAACATTCCGTTAAATCCAAAATCATTAGACAAATTACCGCCCTTGCTTTTGTTTCTCCATCTTCCCGGTAATATTTCCCGATCGTGCACGTAGGTGAATTAAATACATCTACATAGCTCTTTGGCTTAAGACTGTTGTAGTATTGCGAGGGATAAAGCCTTAAGGTCTGCACACTCTGCATTTCGTTTTTCGGCATCATTTCGAAAGGTATTCGATTTGTTTGTCTGATTTCCAAATCCTGTTGTTGGTTGTAAATTGCTATTTCCATTATAAACCTTGTTTAGTGAGATTGCATTTGCGAAAGTTGATTTCCAATTGATATCTGATATTTTGCTTTGCTTTTTCTTTTTCCACCCCGCGGGGGTACTCCAGTAATTCACGCAAGCTTTTTCAATTGATTTAAGAATGTCTACGTTTTGATAAAATGATTCTTGTTGTTTGATAAATTCCAAATCAGTTTTTATTTCCAGGTAAGCACTTCTTAAATCTTCGAGATAAATATCAAAATCATTTTTCCAATTTTTATCAATCTCTACTTTCTCGTTAGAGATAGTATTGTTTTTAAGTTCTTGGTTATTTAGTTCTATAGTTCTTAGTTTATCTATACCTACAATGCCTTGACAGTTGCTTTGGACTTGCTTTGGTAGATGGCTATCCATGTGCTTAGTACTTGCTTTGGTAAGTGCCTTAGTAGATGCTTTGGTATTTTTTACCAAAGCAATTATATTTGCAGAATATTGATTAGTACTTTTTTGAACTATTATTATAAATCCCCACTTAACTAAATCATTGAAAATTCTTGAATATGTTTTATAGTTTTTTATTCCCAAAGCATCTTTTGTCATTTCCATTGGAAGACCAAACTTTACTTTCCATCCCATCCTATTCCAGTGATCAATAATAAAGAAGTACATAGCCGTATGAGTTGGACATATCAACTCTGGATTTTCATAACAGAAATCAAACCAATCATGGCTTAATTGATACCCGCTTATTTCTTCCTTTTCCTTCATAACTATAAAATCTTAATGTATTGTGAATTGATAGTATCACCTATCTTAATTTTATTATCCTTCCAAAGCTGTACAAGTTCCGCTCTGACAATTTCTAAAGCTAAAGCCTGTTTGTCCATTACTGCGATAGTTTCTATCTCTATGAGAAGAGCATGAGCTGGTTCTATCCCCCGGGACTTCTTATCCGATTCGATCTGTTGAATAATTTCAATTGCTGTCATTGTTTAAAGTATTTGGTCTGATCACCGTGACAGTTCTTTGATTTCTTTCCGGATCCACAAGAACAAGGATCATTTCTACTGATTTTCTTTGCTCTTAATGGCATTCCGTTTCCTTTAATCAGGATTCCTTTGATTTTCTTTCCTACATGATCCTGACCTGGTATTGATACACTGTTTCTCATGATGCTTTGATTTTATTAAAAGATGGAATACATAATAGTAATTCTGTTATTGTTGGAACCCACATGTTCATACATTTACGCATTAATCCTAAATCTTCACCTTTTGAAACTAATCCGATAATTGGAATTCCGGAAGCATATGCAGCCCCTATTTCTACGCAAGCATCCTTTCCGGACGTTCCATAATAAATAACTAAATCGCTTGTTGTAGCTCCATTTATATCAAATAAAAAACACTCATCAGCCTCATATGTATTTATCCACTCTTCGAAATTAAATTTCTTATGACTCTCTTTATCACAGTTTTCAATCCATGAGAAAACCTCGTGTCCGGACTCTCTTAAAATAGTCGTGAGCATTTCGACTCCGTGCTGATTTCTCCAACTTGATGCAATGTAAATTTTCATGATTAATTTATTAAATAGTTTAACTTTTCAAAATCTGATTCCTCCCACACGTAAGTCAGATTTCCGCCTGACTTACCGTTTGATGTTTTAAGTCCTAATTTCTTAGCGTACTCGGTTAATTCTTCTGATCTAAATTTACGCTTATGAATTTTCTTTAGCCTGTTGGCGACTTGTGTTGGCGTCATTGCGTTACCTCCCATCGTTCAATCTGTTGTTTAATTCCTGATAAAACTTTATCCCAATCATTCCGAACCAACTTCACATTTCTTGTTTCTGTTGAATGAACTCTTACCATTGTCACCCGTTTTAAAGTTTGTCGTTCCGGCTTCATAATCTTTACTTTAGCCGGTTTCTTTTCTTTAATCACTTTAAGTGGAATCTTTGAAATCTTATCGAGGGTTCCGGAGTGATTTGTTTCGTAACGTGAAGCATTAAATTTGCTCACCTTATCTTTGTTATTTTCCCTCCAAGCTAAATTTTCAAGGTATCGACAATGTTTACATCTTCCACTCTTCGGTGGAAATTCCTTTTCTTCTTTTTCTTCGTTACAACTGCTACAAATTTTCATACTCTTTGACTTTCTGTTTATAAACTTTGATTAAGATTCCCAATTCGAATACCCCCATAGTGGAAGTTCCGTGCTTTTTTACTTCAAGTAAATCGGTTTCATATTCTCCGATCTTTTTAAGTAGTCCTTTACGATAGCCCTGTATATTTCCTTCGTCAAATCTATTACAGGATAAACATTGAGCGTTGCAGTTCTTTTCATCATACCTTGTTGTCATGTGTTTTCGATTGATATAATGACCGCAATCACACGTCTTGTATGTTATTACCTTTTGACACGAAATACAGCGACCTACTCCCCCGGGTGTATCCCTTAACCGTATGAATTTAGAAAAAGGAATATCCAAAGCTTTAACCAGGGATTGTTTTGTTTTTACAACTTTTGATTTTGGTATCATAGTTTTAAAATAACTTCCTCACCAAATTCACAATATATTCCTTCTGATATACACTTTTCTGTGTCCGTTGGGCTATAACAATCACAGTTCTTTCTACAATCAATTTTCTCTACACATTCCTGTGACTCCTTGCAATAAACGAAATCTGATGTTTCATAAGTAGTTGGAACTGCTTCCAATACTTTCATTTCCGTTATGCCTTCACTTTTCATTTGATCTTTAAAAAATTCTTCTGAATGTGCATTTTCGGAATCTTCATCTTCGAAATAAAATTTCTTTTTCATATGGTTATTTATTAAATAGTTCAGCGATTAAGTTAATTGTACTTTCTTCTACCTGTTCAGTTGATCCAGTTATAGTCGAAGCCATATCTTTTTTCTTTTGAATAATATCATATATTTTTTCGTCAATAGTATGTTTTCCTAAGAAATAAGAAGCAGTTACAGAATCAACTTGTCCAATACGGTGAGCCCTATCTTCGCATTGTTCACAGTCTGCAAAATGCCAAGGAAACTCAACAAATACGACATTACTTGAAGCTGTAAGAGTAAGACCTACACCACCTGATTTAATTGAGCAAATAATTAAAGTACACGTTGGATCTGTTTGAAACCTATCGACTGCAATTTGTCTTGCTTCTTTAGAATCTAAACCAGTGACTGCAACAGCCTTTGGAAATAATTTCCTAAACTCATCCCCCACCTCGTGTAGGTGTAAAAATAGAATTACTTTTTCATCTTGTTCTAAAAGAGAATTTACATAGTCGGCTACTGCCAAGACTTTTCCACGGGCTGAAATTTGCCTGAGAACATTGATCCGGACCATTACTTCACCCTTCATAGATTTTTGAATCTTTTCATCTGAAGCCTGTTTATATTCTCTCAAATATCTCACAAGGTCAGCTTCAGCATCTATATACTCTTTTCTGTTTGAGATTTCGCAAATAACAGTCTGCCTAACCTTTGCGGGAAGATCTTTAAGTACATCGTGTTTCTCTCTTTGAAAGAAACAAGTCTTATTTAATCTGTAATTCAGTTCTCTTAAATTACTGGCTCCTGATATCCCGGCGCAATACCGATTTACAAACCCGTTATACCCTCCAAAGTCCGGAAGGCGTCCCATGATGTGAAGTTGAGAAACTAAATCTTTAGGGTTATTGATTACAGGTGTTCCTGACAATAGAATTACATATTCTTTCCCCGAAGCAATACCCATGCAGAATTTTGAACTTTGAGCAGATCCATTCTTAACCCTATGAGATTCATCAATGATTATGCTTTTAAACATTGCTATTTCAGGTTTAAACTGAATATGTTTAAGAGTTAATCTTTGCCCTTCGGTATTGGTCATTTTAAAAACAAAGTACTTCTTAAGGCTCTCAAAATTGGTAATGAACACATCAGTCAATCCGGCTGAATAGAATTGTGGGAAAGTTCTTTTACATGAATCTTCTAAAACCATTGAGCGATCTTTACCCGTTACTTTTTTAAACTCCCGTTTCCAGTTCTCTTTCAAAGTCGAAGGGCAAATAACTAAACATGGATAAGCTTTAGGAGTGTGAACCGTTGCGATTGCTTGCATTGTTTTTCCAAGTCCCGGCTTGTCACCGTTTAAGAATCTCTTAAGGTCTAAGCCTCTTTGTATTCCTTGAAGTTGGTAAGGATAAGGATTGAACCCCTCAGCTAATTTAAGTTCTGTTGTGAGCTCCGGCATAGGGATTACATCGAATTCTACCTCTTCACTTAAAATTACTGCTTTGCCAAATTTAAACCCGTAACGAGTTGCGAACGTCTGAACGCTTTCTTCGTACTCTAATGGAACTAACCAGCATTTGTTAACGCCATCCCACCTTTTACCAGGTAGGAGTTTTACGGCGTCAACTAATTGTGGTCGGTAAGCAAAAGAGATAATAAAATACTTATCCGATTTTTGAATGTTCATGATAAGGATTTAATTTGTTCGTCAATACGTTCTTTTCTCTTCAGGTAAGTGTCTTCATGCTTAAGTTCGATACGGGTTGTATCGTCTGTGTAGGTCTCTTTCGATACAGATAAGATAATGGATTGAACATTTTCCGAATAGGTTACATCTCCCGAAATGGATTGTTTGCGGATATATGAGCGAACGATTCTATTTTGAATAGGAGTATTCAAGTTTTTACAGTTTTCAATGTAACTTAATGACTTATCAAAAGTATCCTGAATCTCAGTTGATAGGCTTGAATCACGAAGCATAAGACCGTACATAGCTGCAATTTCAATCTTAGTAAGTGGAAAGTCAATACTGCTGAAATCACTTTCTGTCATTAAGGTTCTGACATCTTCAATTATCTTTTCTTTCTTGATTTCTCCGTTACGTTTATCTTTAGCCTGAAGAACAGGGATTTCGTTTGATTCGGCTGAGTCATTTACTAACCCCTCTTTAATCTCAACACACCTTGCATCGTTGTAACTGAATACGCCAATACACCACACCATTTTCAAGACTCCGGATTCGATTTGCTTGTCTTGAATCTCTCTTTTTTCAGTATCTTCGGAAAGAGAAACTACACTGATATCATCCCAGTTTAAAAATTCAATACCAAGGCTTTTCAATTCTTCGATAATAGCTACTGATTGATTGTTGTTATATGAATCACGACAAATCATCTTGTAACCTTGTTGGTCATATTGTAGTGCTAATTCGACCTGATGTTTAATTACTTTATCAGAAAAGCAATTATTATTTGAACAGGTATTTTCTTTGTATTCTTCAAATAATAAATTTGCACCGCAACGGAATTGACACGCTTCACATTCTGATTGATCAAATTGAACACCATCCAAACTGCTAAAGTTACTTTGTAACTGATTTTTTATTTCCGCTACTTTTCTTTCAGTCCAATCGGCCCAACTTAGTTTTTTTTCTCCGTAATGTTTTTCGAAGATGCCTAACTGTTCAACCGGATCCAGTTTGCAAATCTCTAAGGCGTGACTTAATTGTAGTTCTTTCTTTTCAAGTAAGTCAACAAGTTCCGGAATGAGTTCATTAAGTTTGATTCTCAGTCTGATAAACTGAACTGACTTACCAAATCGAGCCGCTAATTCTTCGAAGGAAACATTCCGTTTGTGAAGTTCAAAGAATGCCCGGGCTTCGTCCATGGGCGCCACATCCTTACGCTGCAAGTTTTCTGTAATCATTGCATCAAAGGCCTGTTCGTCTGTCATTTCTTTTACGATACAAGGGATTACTTTCATTCCCGCAAGTACTGAAGCTCTGTATCTTCGAGCCCCGCAAATGATTTCGTAACAGGTTTTACCTTGTAAGGAAACAGGTTGAAGTATTTTCTTATCTTTATAAATCCTTACTGTGATTGGTTGTAATAAACCTTGTTTGCTAATACTTTCTGAAAGTTCCCTGACTGATTCTTTATTAAAGAATTTACGGGGGTTCATTGGGCTTTCGTCAATTAAGCGACAATCTATTAATTCAATTTGAGGTGTTGTCATAATTTGTTGTTGTTTTATTCCGGTGCAATTTCTCACACCGGATTTTGATTAGTTTTGTTCAAATGATTCAGTTGATCCGGATAAGCTTCCACCGTCAACGAAAACTTCGACGGTTGCTTTTTTCTTTCTACCTTTTCTCTTTGGCTCTGTCCCATCAGCGATAATTGGAGCGGTGTTTTCATCTTCCTGGTTGAAGTCTATCTCTACTTGTTTGATCGCACACTTTCCATCTAAATACAGTTTAACCTCTTCGATACATGCTTGTACATCAATTTCTAACTCGTCTCCATTTGGGTAATCTTTCCCGTCGTATTCTACTACAGGAGTTTCAAGACTTAAGATTTTTTTTGTGCTTAATCTTCGACTACCTTGAAGCGTTACTCCTTCACCCTGTTTTCCTTCAGCGATCATAAACCCGCTTACTTCGAAATCTTCGGGCAAACCGTTCATTTCACACACTGCAATTAAATGACTTTCAAGTTTTTTGAATGATTCTAATAAGTCTTCGTGTGCTAACGTTTCGCCCGTTTCTGTACATTTAGGCTCTACGTTCCCGGCACTTGAATGATACAGACGTGTAAACTTCACATCTACTGTTCTACCTCGCTTTAATGAGGCCGATTTGATTTTTCTGATACTTTCGATTTCTTGCATTTTTTATTATTTAAATTGATTGTAAAATTCTTCCCAGTAAATGTCTTCAGGGATTGGGAGTATTACCCTGAATTCTGACGCTGCATCAGCCTGTATTTTGTTTAAAAAAGTTGTGAATTTGTCCGTTGGTAGAGTAGATGTACCCCCTGAGAATTTACCATCTTTGTAAGTACATCTTTCGCCTAAGAACTTTTCACAGTAGTATTGATAGAAGTCCATCACTTCACTTTTGGTATCTTCTGAAAGGCATCTAAACCACATGAACATTAATGAATTCTGGTCTATCGATCTTTTAGGCTTTCCGAACGAAATTAAATGTTCCCCGTCCTTTGAATCTTCTAATAGGAATTTAAATCCTTTTTCTAATTCATCAGGAAATTGAATCCTACCATTCAGTTTTTTATACCGGATAGTTTTCATTAATTAACCTCAACCAAATTGAATACTTCATCGAATTTAAAATCAAGAATTGAAAGGATATTCATTCTTTCATACCATTCAGAACCGCCATCCGCTGTAATTTTATTGACTAATTGTTCGTGAGATCCAATAAAGCATCCGGCCACATAAAACGGTTTATTTTCACCTTTAAATTTATACCACAGATGATTAGTTCCTTGCGTGGCGACATAGGAATCTGTTGTGTGATAAATACGTTTGTCAACGAAACCGGGTGTGTTCGGATTGCTTGCGGCACGTCCGCGGACAGACCAGTCAGAATCTTTGGCCAGATCACTCAATACCTCAGACGGTGTGTTCGGATTGCTTGCGGCACGTCCGCGGACATCACAGTCAGAATCTTTGGCCAGATCACTCAATACCTCAGACGGTGTGTTCGGATTGCTTGCGGCACTGTTGCGGACATCACAGTCAGAATCTTTGGCCAGATCACTCAATACCTCAGACGGTGTGTTCGGATTGCTTGCGGCACGTCCGCGGACATCACAGTTACTTGATAATAAATCTTTAATTTCTTGATCATTCATAATGCTAATTTTTAAATTATTAATTAATTTGTTTCGTAAGTTTTAATAGGTTTTGAATTTCCATAAAGTGGGAACCATTTATAAGCGAGATATAAATATTTGTCCCGGCCATCCTTATAAAAACTGCTATCCCGGTTAATATTAATTTTGAAAACTTTGAAATTCTTCTTTGATATTCCAATTAAAACATCGTGGTTACTTTCTGCGATATCCATATACCATGCCCTTTGACGGTCATAATCAAAAAATTTACAAGCCGCTTCAAATCCTTTTTGCGTTTCTACTGCCGTGCTTTTTATGTCACCTCCAAAATTCCAATCAGCACGCCATAAATCCCATTTGCAGCGCGCATTAATGTCAAAATCAAAACCGTTGAAATCTAATTGTAAGTGTTTTGACATTGTTTTTTGACCGTCTGCTTTTTCAGCAATATTCCTACTAAATGGATCATTCCAGAAAGCTCTTTTCATGCTTTCTGCTTTTGTGAATTCTTCAACTGAAAAGATTTCACCATCTAAAGACCGTTTGAAATAATCAACCCGTTTAGGTTCGGTAATCATTGCATCAATCAAATTGCCAAATCTGTAAGCATCTTTAGAATCCGGCATCATCCGGGGATTAAGTTGGTTTTTAAGCCAACTTAAATCCGAATTTGATACCTCATTCCTGGAATAGTAAGCGTCCATTATTTTGCTTTATAAACAGGTTCGTATGATAGTAAAGGACTTTCAAGAAATTCATCATTCTTAATTGCGTATGCTTCACAGAATCGTTTTACACGGTCAAAAGTCATTTTTTCAAACTTGTCAATCGCTAAAGTCTTTCCTTCTTTTTCAAACCAAAATTGAACTAATAGTAAATAACCAGCTGATGATTTTAATTGAATTGAATAACCCTCTTTCACGTTAGGAGTTTCAGAGGTCATGACAGCGGCGTCTACCATTGCGCCTGCTGTTGATGCGCTGGCTGCAATTGCGGCATCTTCCTGAGCCTTTACTTCCCGTGCAAGCTGTTGGGCTTCGAGTTCTTTCTTTTCATCTTCGAGTCTTTTAGTTACGATATCCGCAAGGCGTTGTTTTTCTTCATCTGCAAGTCGTTGAATTTCTGCAAGGCGGGCTTTTTCTGCGTTAGCAATTCTTTGTTCTGCTTCGAGTTTTGCTTTTTCTTCAGCATTGGCCTTTGAAAGAAGTTCAAGTCTTTTCTTTTCTTCCTGTTCGGCTTTTAATTGAGCTTCTTTGCGTGCCTTTTCTTCCAATTCTGCCTTTTGAATTGCTAAAAGTTCAGCCTTTTTTGATGGAAACTTGTCGGAATATTCTTTTAAAGTTGATTGAATTTCACGGGTATATTCGTACTTTTTAGGGGAGTAATTAACCGCTAAAACATCAGCTACAATCTTATCGTACTCTTCCGTCGTAGTGTATTTCATAGATAAATCTACAATTATCGCTCTTGGTAAGGTATAGCGTGAATCAAAATTAGTTGTGGTAGTTGAAAGAACTGTTCCGGCTTCTTCGATAGTTTCAAGAGTCAATCCGTTAAAGAATTCAGCGATTGAAACTTTTGTTTCTGTAATGCAATCAGAAAAGAACTTTCCCATTACGACATCGCAAAGTTGACGGATAACAATGATTTCCTTTTCTTTCTCTAAAAAAAGCTGAGCGGCTTTGTCGGTTTCAATTTTAAGGTTCATTTTAACCGTTGCGTAAGCGTTTCGCATTTCCTGAACTTCATCCATGATAGGCTTAAGCTCACTTTCTAAAGTTGTGAACTGTTTAGAAACTGCCGTAATAATTTGCGTAAATGGTTTACGACGCTCATTCATTGAATCAACTGTCTTTTTTGCTTTCGTTAGAAAGATAGAGAGCTGTTCATCGTAAAAATCTGTCATACCTGTTTTTGCTAATTCTACAAGTTTTTGACCGGCTTCAATGCATTTTGTTTTACTCGTGATATTGCTTTGTAAAATCTCCGGTGCTGTGGCTACAATCTGTTGAAGTTTTTCAACTTCTAATAAGTCCTGTGTTGCTAAATCTGTTGTCATAATTTGTTGTTTATTATAAATTAAAATCCTTCTGTATCTTCGAAAATCACTACTTTCTCAGCTTCCGGAATAACCGGCGAGTCTTTCGTTTCGGCTGTAAATCCTTCACTGGCTTCTACCTCTTCAATTTCACCTTCAAAGCTTACAAATTCACCTATCCGTAATTTGGTGTAGGCTGCCATTGCGTGTTTGATTGTTTTGGCACTTAAGAATCCGGGATCAATTCCACCCTCACAAGAAGTATAAAGGGCGTTTGCTGAATTTTTATTCTGTCTTAAGGAATAGCCCTTTAATCTGTCAATGTCATCTTGTAGCATCCATTTAAAATCAATGCCATTATTCGGTAAGACTATGCAGACATACGATCCGTAAATAACTTTACTTTTGCGAGGGATAGCCGGAAAGTATTCAATTGTAAGTCCACCCCGATCATTTGATTTGGGTTGAAAATGATCTCCTTCATAAAGAATGATAGGGTTATTCATCCGGATGATTTGACCGGAACGGATTCTTAAATTAAGTTCCCCGTAAACCGTTATCATAAAAGAAGCTGTTTGCACCCATGCATCAGCGGCACCGGTTTGTCTTACTTTTGTTGAGCGAGATTCTAAATACGCCTCTGATTTTTGTCCCGGTTGAATAGATAAGTTATTCGTTGCAATCTCAAGAAACGCAGAAAATAAAGAAATTCCGGTACATTCATAAAGCTTCGGATTTGTCATAAATGACTTACGGAAATAAAGGCTTTCCTTTTCAAAGATTACTTCTGCCTCTTCTTGTTTGAGGCGGTGAACTTTCATAAGGATGTTCACAAATTGCATACAGGTAGGAAGCTGTTCGGAAAGCTTCCTTTTGTCCTGAATTTCCAGGTTGATTGTATCTGAGAATTTAGTCAGATCAATACTGGTTGTTTTTTTAAATTCTTCTTGTGTCATTTTGTTGTTGTTATTTTGTGAGAATTATAAAATATCTTGTTGCTCTTCGTCAATACCTATTACCATTCTGGACACATCTTTCTTTCTAATAAAATAATTCCATGTTTTAATAAGAATCATATGTTTGACTTTCTTATCAAGCTTCCTGTTAGTAAGTCCTATTTTCATTAAAAAATCTCTTAGTGTAGATGTGCAGGTGTAACTGTCCTGTTCGATCGAAAATAATTGCATAAAAAACTTACGAACCGTTGACTCATCTTTTTTACAGTCAAGAATCAAATACGCATAAAATGAACCTATTTCACTTGTCGTATAAAGCCTATATTTAGTATAGCAATTAGCAGACAACTTAACTACTTTGTTCCAAAACTCAGAATTAGTTAAGTATTTTTCAAGAACCTCTTGTTTGGAAATATTGAGCTGTTTGGCAGAGCTTCCGGATCCTGTAATTTTTCCACATCTCGAACTTAATTCCATATATCTAACAACGATTGAACTTGTAATAGCGGCTTGACTGCAAGCTTGGCTTATGTCGAATATATCTGAGAGAGGACGAACTAACCCTGTATCATAAACATTGAAAGTGTCTCTTGGTACATCATAGCATACAAGGAATTGAATTGGTTTATTTGCTTTTATAACTGCTAATAACCTGTGTTGCCCATCTAAAATATTTTGCTTCTCATCGATCGATATTCCCTGTCCTGTTAATCTCCACAAATTTTTAGACATTTGAGATGCGTAATCTTCGACCGTTCGTTGTCTAATCCTTCTATTATCTTTATTTCTTGATAATAATTGAGTTGCGATAGCGGGAGTAATTAATTTAATTTCTGTTCTCATAATAATTTGTTGTTGTTTTTATGTGAGTTATTTTGTGAGTAAAATTCTTTGATATCTGACCAGTGCTAAAACCTTTCTTTCCAACTCTTCATTTTTGTTTTTCAGTCGGAAATTTTCACGCATGAGCTGTTCTTGATGCGATGGCATGCTGGATGCGAACTGTCCGTTAAAATTTCGGTAATAGATTTTCTTTTCTTTCTTATTCCCGAAAATGTCGATTTGAGTGTAGGATCTTACCATTTTGACAGGTATGTATTTTTTGTCATTAAAGAAATCATTTGACCTTTGCGACGATCACACCATTCCATTGCTACATCGATGCGGTGCTTGCTTCTTTCAACTTTGTCTTCTGTACATTCCCAACGCGCGAAAGTCGCCCTATGAAGTCTGATTTCAGCAATTTCAAGAAGCAAAGCGAGAGTTTTCAATTCTTCTAAGTAATCCATAATTAAAAGATTTGACTGATTAAATAATTAAGTTCTGATTCATGAGAAGCGATACAATCATCGCACATTTTCCATCCTTCTACAAGAGTAAGTGAGGGTACTACCTTGCAGCAGTTATCACATTTGAAACCTATTTCTTCGGGTTCAGGAGCACAGCACGGACAATCTTTGTTAGGCTGTAATTGATTGCAAGTAGTGCACATAAGTTCTGAGTATTTGGAAAATGAAATAACTGATTGCAAGTAGTAGTCCGATATTTTGAATCGGTGAGGCGAAAAATACTTTTAAGTGCTTTTTCATGATTCTGGCTCTTCGGTAGGTTCAATTACCTGATCTTCTATGTACTGTTCACGAATCATTTTACCTGTCATTTGGTTGATATCATCGTTAGAAAAGATATCTTCACGTAATGCATGAAGAGGGTCAAGCGGTGTGATAATTTTCATTTCTTTGATTTTTTAGGTATTAAAAACTTTAGAATATAAATTACTACGAAAACAGAAATAAATATTATTGCAAAATGAATTGGATTCATGATGTTTTATTTTGTCGTTTATGCATCAGTTTTTCTAACTTATCGGCAACCCTTGCTTTTGAAATCTCATTCAGGGTTGGCTTTCTTGTTACCTTTTTAGGGTTTTCGATCTCGGCTAATTCACGTGTAATTCCCTGTAATTGCTGAGAAATAATTAAGAGTCGTTGCGCTGTTACTGCCATGGTCTGTGTTTTAAAGGGGACAATTCAAATGAAATATTAAATGTTGTACAGAAATAGTAAGCTGAAATTTCTGTTGATTTTTGAAGATTGAGTTTATCCTTGATATTATGAACATGATTCTGAACAGTCGAAAACGATATACCTAAAATACTTGATATCTCTTTTGTACTTGCTCCCCACGCCACAAGTTCCATGACTTGCCTTTCTCTTCTGGTTAGCATTCTACATCCGTTCTAAAAGTTTCTCTGTTTGTCTGCGAACTTTATCCTTGCTATTCAGTTTAGCATTTATAAACTCGATAGCAGATGCCCACGCCTTTAATTCAGATGCGCTCATTTCGTCAATGCTGTTTCTTAATAGCATTGCGCGGGCAGTTCCTATCGAAACGTTTGCGTTTTTTGCTATCTCCATTCGGTCGCCTTTTTTTAAAAGTGCAACGATTTGTGTTTTTTGTTCTTTAAATTCCATCTTTTAATATTTTATAGTTGTTTTCAATCATTGTTTTATATTATATTTGTCTGTTTATTTGCATTTGATTAATGCTTTATTGTGCTTTCATTAATACGATGCAAATATAAACGTTTTGTTTGTTACTACAAACGTTTTGTTTGTTTATTTTTATAAATGTATAGTTAAAGTATGTTTCATGGCTGAATTAGAGAGAATTAAACAGGCGTTTGATTATTTGAAATCAAACAAATTGATAAGAAATCAACAAGATTTTGTTGAGAGGATAAATTCTGACAGGTCAACCGTGTCACAAATACTCAACGGAAAGAAAGAAGCAAACATTTCGTTTGTTCACAAAATGAAACAATCTTTTGAAATGTTATCAGAAGATTGGTTGATTGAAGGATCAGGGGAAATGATCATACAAAAAGATATATCAACGTTCACTACGTCAGAGATAGATAACAATGAATTATTAACCTTAAAAAAAGAAATTAAAGACATGGAAATTCAACTAAATAATCAGGAAAAGACTATTTTGGTAATGGAGAAGTACATCAAGACTCTGGAGCGTGAAAATGAGCGACTGGAAAAAGGTATGGAGGGTGCAGTGGGTGTCAGGGCTGTGTAAAACAGTTAGTGTGCTTAGTGGGTAAAGAGTATGCTAAAACTAAAGGGTATGCTT